CTATTAACGGATACTCTGGAAATGGATGCCCTTCTTCTCTTTTACCTTCAATCGTTTTAGGCTCTAAGGGTTTAAAGTTACCTTTCCCATCAATACGTTTACCTTGTGCTACTCTTTCCTTCATGTCTTTTACTATCATTCCACCTACTCTATTTAATTCTTTAGATAAATCAATAGTCAATCCCGAATCAATTAATTTGCCAAGACGTTTTTGTAACTTTTTAGCATCTGCGCTCATTCCCATTACATTTTCTCTCCTAATGAAACTCCCATATTAAACGCTTTTGTAAATTTATCTTGGTGTTTGTCTAGAAATGCAGTTCCCAATAAAGTTAAATAGCCATTAGGGTCATTCAATAAATCATCCAAATCAATAGCATTTAGGATGTTCTCCGTATCGTCCCTTAACTCTAATATCATTTCTTCTTTACGATTATGATAACCAACTATATGTTTTGGTAAACTCATTGATCTAACGCCTGTCTTAAATCAAACCTTGTAGCTCTATTCTGTATTGACTCTTGACTCTCTGGACTTCCTTCTGCTTCTATTCCCTCTATTATTTCATCTAACTGTGAGTCATCCGCGTCGGGATTGTTCCTTCTATACCAATCTTTTTTACTAGACAATCCATTTTTCCATTCCCAATCCCATTGATTACGTTCTTCTTGAGCAGTTAATGGGAATCTTGGTTCTGAGAAATCAACTGAGCAATCTTCTGAGATACTTGCTCCAGTTTCATACTCTATTATTGCTTTATCTATATTAAATCTTTTATTTTCAATTGGTCGCCATATCATCTGAGCATCTAACATAACAGATTCTGTTAATTCTATTTCTGCCATTTTAAGAGATTCACCCGAAACCGATCCCTCTCTACCGACTGACCATTTAGTTTTTAAATTGTGATTATAAGCAACTGAATCAACAAGGAATCTCATCGCCTCTACATATTGTTGTAATTGCCCCCCAGGTGCTTTGAAATCAAAATCAGCTCCTTCTGGAACAACAATAGGCTTGTCTACTCCTAATTTTATTCGACTTGCTTCATCAACTCCCTTTAAAACTGGTTGCCCTAACATCTGCAATCGCATAGCAAGAGACATTTCTGTTAGCATTATATTAATAGCTCTATTCATTGAAACAATATCGCTACATCCTTCACGAAACCAATCCGTCGTTAAAACTTTTCTATGAGCATATACAACTGGTTTGACACCATAGGGATTAATTCTATCGGGATTATCCTCTTGATCAACAATCTGCCCTTTACCATTAATAAGATAATGTTGTTCATTACTCCAGTAAGCAAACATCTGTTCATATTTCTCCACGTTGCTTGAATAATTATATAACGGATATATGCAAGCCGAGGGTTCGTCATCGTATTCTAAAAATATAGGATAGAACTCTGGTAGGTGAGAATAATCAACTTTTTGCTTATCTTCATTCCATCTACATTTCATAGCCATTGTCCCTAATAAATAGGTCATTCTTTCAAATTGAAGCATAGCAGAATCAAGATCGTCTACAAACTCAAAGTATCTTTCATCGACCTTTCTCTTGGGTGCTTGTTTATATACAATAGCCCTGCTATTAATTAATTTACTTGTAATTGATTCCGTAACTATTGGAGCCTGCCTTAATGCATCAGAATCAAAATACTTTCTGATATCAGCTTCCATTTCACTTACTACACTTTCATAATAATTGAGCATAGAATGACGTTCATCCGTTCTTTTATTTTCAATTACATCTAATTGCCGTTTTATTCCCTCCAGTACCGATACTGTCGATAAATCTTTTATAATCATTTAATCACCATTGTACTGAATAAGCCCTGCTGACAGTCACAGGGTATTTATATTCTATTGCGTAACTACAAGCATCTAATGCGTGAGTTCTTTCCATGTCAGACTTATCTATACCACCCGTTTTCATATCTCGTTGGCATTGCTCTAAGTCTTTAATTAACTCTTTACACTTTGGACTTACTGTCATTCCAATACTGCCCTCTGCGTCCTTTAATTTTCTATTTAATGCATTAATTCTATCTCTATGTGAAGGATGTCTTTTATGAGCCTTCACTATAAATCCATATTCTTTTAAAATAGCGTGGTCGCTTCTATTGGAGGTGGTAGATCGAGCCGATCCTGCAGGGTCTGGGTATATATATTTAAGTTTTGGATACTTTTCTCTTAATGCTTTAGCCATTTCCTCTGTATTAGAATTAAGTAATACAATCTCATCAAAATAATGAATTGTTGAATCCGAATATTCATAAGCGAGAGTTCCAACCATCTTCGATACATTAAAATCCATTCCGCACCAAAAATTCATAGAAGGTTCTGCATCACCTTTTAAATGGGTATGGCGATCGAAATTATATGCCACACGATTTTGTGCTGATTCGAAACTTGCCATAAATTCCTGTTTAAAAATTCGTTCATCCATATTCCTTCTTGCTCGATCAATTTCATCTTTAGGTATCCAACCACCATCTATACTTGTAAACTGCCAAGACTTCCAATCGGGATCACCACCCTCTTGTCCTTTTAAAAATAGATCATAAAATCCATTATTAAATCCGTCAGGAGTACCTATAAATAAGGCTTTACCTCTTGTTGTTGTCATCATTGGAAATATCACTTCTTCCCACACACCCTTTTTCATATATGCGTATTCATCTAATACGACTTTGTTTAAATGACTACCTCTTAATTTGCTTGGATCCTCACTACCTTTAATCGCAATCTCTGCACCCGACACCGTAACACTCAAATCTGACTCGTTCACTTTCACCGAGGGGAGATTCCGTGTGATTTGCTTCAAAATAGGGAGTGCTACCAACTTCCCTTGACGATATGTTGGCATTACTATCCATCTTCTTTCTCCCGATTTTAACTTCCCTGTGAGTAACCATAATAGTGCTAACCATGTCTTACCAAACCTTCTCCCTGCTACTACGCACTTGAACCTCTGAGGCGATCTCATTATTTCTTCCATTACTGGAGTTAATTGCATCCTTATTCCTCATCGACTTCGGGAATTCCTGTCTTTATAAGTTGTATTGGCTCGTGAGTTTCTATTGACATATTTTGAACTGGTTTTCCCTCTGTCCGATCTGCAATAAATTGCATTGCCCAATTATGCCCTTCTGAAGCCCTTTTAAATGCTAACCGACACACCGCTTCAATCTTTGACATCTTCTGTCCATTAGCATCTATTTCTTCCTCGCCTATCCTTCTTAATAAGTCTGGAATGGAATGTCTATTCTTCGGTCTACCTTTAGGATTCCCACTAACTCCTGCCTTAAATTGTCCGCTTTTTGACCTGTTATCACCTGTTACATCAGGCACTTGCTAACCTCATTCCATAATTATGTATTCCCTTTTTCACTTTCACCCTCTCATCTCTAATTAATTTATTTTTTATGAAACCCCTATAGTCCACGTGATGATGCCACCTATTCCATTTTTTAGTGATACTGACTACATCGGGATGTTGGTTTTTTAATGATCGTGTCATTTTTAAACGACCATCTGCAATTTCATATAACGCTTCTGTATTTCCTCCTGTCATAGTCATTGTGGTCATTTTATGAGCAAGAAAAGCATGAAACAATGCAGTACAATATCCATCCTTTAAAATTCTTAGACTTAAATCTGTATCTTCATTATAACGACCTCGCCATCTATGTGGAATATCGTTTTGTAATAATATGCAAGAGTATATTCTTGTATTCAATCTAATAGGGATGACTTTTGTTTTTCTAGGTGCGAACATAAAGTATTCCATTCCCGACATAACTACATTCTTATATCTATCCGACCAGTCTTCAATCGCCCTAAAAGTATTTCCGCAATTAACTTTATATTGCTTATTCTTATTCCAGTAATAAAAACATCTAATATTATCATCTAATATCCAATGCCGTTTAGCTTTTCTTTCAATAGCGTGATCCCATACCCAATTTCTAGAAGGGATTGATCCCTGTCCCAGTTCACTAAATGGTAAAGTTAAAATCTTCTTCTCATCTATCACTTTAGCATATTCATCAAACTCTTGAGGTTCTACCACTATATGATAAGGAATGTTCATTTTTTCTAAGGCTTTACTTGTAAGGCGAGACTCCCACCTTCCTTTAGAAATTATATATATTGGATACTTAGGTTGCATATTACATTCCTAAAAGAGTCG